CCGTTCCAACGGATTCGGGCCTCAAGTCAAGACCCTGACCGATTCGTGTGGGAGGTATCGGTTGTTTGAAACTATACCCAATCGGATATAATTTATAGAAAAACTTAAAATTTATACGCATTCGGGTATAATGAATGATAAATCGGTCAATAAGCACCCTTATCGCATATAATGAATGATAAATCCGTCAGCCTCTGGTCTTACCAAACCTCCCCCAGCGTCAGCCTATAAACTGACCAACCAAACCCCTAAAACTATGGAAGTAATATTAACAATTGTGACAATTTATGTAATAGGTTGCTTTTTTGAGAAATCGGATTATGATAAAGAGAAGGAGGCTAAAAAGTTGCCATCATTCACAAAAGAAGAAGCCGAGAGATATTATTTTAATGAATTAAAATCAAAACAAAAATAATATTACAGTCAGCCTCTAACCTTACCAACCAAACCCCAACCCCATGAAAACCACACCAACCGATTTCCGACGCTGGCAACTGCATATCCGCAAGGAGTGCGTCAACTGCAACCGCCCCGATAAATCCGAAACCATTAAGGCGTGGTCCGTCAACTGGACCCTGCTCGGTCGTATCCTTCAAGCCAAAAACGCTTAGTCATGGAATGGATTAAATGCTTGGACAGGATGCCGGAACCCGGTGAACCAGTCCTGATATTCACGACCGACATGAACCAAGCCTACGCATGGCTCGGCGATGGACGCTGGTACTACGAGCATCAAACGTGGTTCCTAATCGAAGTGAGCCATTGGATGCCCCTACCCCCAAACCCGTTTTAACATGGACCTAATCTCACGAACCATTCTCGGATACACCGCAGAGGTCGTCGGAGTCAGCCCCGATGACATCTTGAGCGAAGTCAAGACCCAAGAACTGGTGCTGGCTCGTTCAATCTTTGCCGACATCGCCTATTCGGAGTACCTGTACACCTACTGCCAAATCGGGCGAATCATTAAAAGGAACCACGCCACGGTGATGCACAACCTCGAAATCCTTGCGATAAACATGAGGGCAAGACCCGACATCAAGTTTCTGCGTACACAGGTTCTCAACAGGACGAGAGATTTTTTGCAACATTAGCGAGAACCCCCGCCATCTTTGCGTGAGTGAACGCAGAGAACGTCATCCTTGACCTTTATCGAAGCGGAGAAATCCGCAAGGCTTGCCTCACCATCACGGGGGGCAATCCGCTTTGGAAGGACCTCGAGCAAGAGGTCGTCCTGATTCTGCTCGAAAAAGACCCCGACAAGATTACCAAGATGCAGGTGCAAGGTTACCTGCGATTCTACATCGTTCGTTTGATAATGAACCTGTACCGGGGCAACAATAATCAATTCGCCAAGAAGTACCGTCATCACGACGAGCGTGTCGAGGTTGACCCCGAAACCCAAGAACTAAGCAAGGACTACGACTCCCTGCTTGACGACCTTTGGGCCATCGCCCAGCAAGAGATGGACTCTTGGGCCAAGGACGGAGCGTTCCCCTACGACAAAGAACTGCTGAACCTGCTCATGCAGACAGGTAATATGAAGGCCATGTCAAGAGAAACGGGCATCCCGTACAGGTCCATCATCTACTCCATCGAACAGGCCAAGGCCAAAATCAAAACCGCAATTGAAGCCAATGGATATACTGGTCTATCCCATCCTGATTAGTGCGCTCGCTACCCTTGCGGTCGTGGAGTTCCGGGTGCTGCCGGGATGGTTCTACGCTTTGCCATTCGCCAAGCGCAAGCCGTTTAGTTGTATGACCTGCTTCGGGTTTTGGCTTGGCTTTGCCCTGACCCTGCCGACCTGCCAATGGTACTTGGCTCCAATCCTTGGCCTTGCATCCTCCGCCACCGCAATAATCATTCGGGAATGGACCTTCAAATGACAACCGACCAATTCATCGTGGCCCAAAAGCATCGCAAGTACTGGGATCAATATGTGGCATCCCTAACCATGCGACTCCCACCCGATGCGGTTGGGGAACTGCAAGCCATCCTGACCGCTCACGGACGACCTCCCACAAATTGGTGGTGCGCAGACTGCGTAAAATCGGCCCTCCAATACATTTACCTTCAAGCGGACTTGTTTGCCGAAGCCAACCAAAACACCATAACCCACCCCCTAAATGCCCCTGCCAATCCCGAACAATAACGAGTCAAGAGAAGGCTTCATTGGTCGTTGTATGTCCAACAACAACGTCAACACGGAGTTCCCCGATACGGCTCAAAGATTGGCCGTTTGCGGCTCAACTTGGGAGAATCACAAGCGGCAGCAGTTCGAGTCTTATTCCGACTACGGCCAAGAGATTCGGGCCAATGCCAAGCGAGGGATAGAACTCAACGAACGCAACGGGAACAAGTGCGCAACCCAAACAGGTAAGGTCAGGGCGCAGCAGTTAGCCAACGGGGAGGCCATCTCAGTCGAAACCATCAAGCGGATGCACTCCTACCTGTCAAGGGCTGAAACCTACTACGACAACGCAGACGATACCAGCGACTGCGGTTACATCTCATATCTCCTGTGGGGTGGCAAATCGGCTCTCTCATGGTCAAGAAATAAACTCCGAGAACTTGGCGAACTCGAAGGCGAAGGATGACGAAGCCCAAGTGCAGGCTCGGATGGACTCCCTTATGATGGTCATAACGACCCTCTGCGACTGCATCGGAGCGGTGGACGATTCCAATGCCCCGAACCAGTACGAAGTGAAAATGAAAATCGTAAACAAGATAAGCGACCTAATAGACAAAATCGAATACTAATGGGAACCAGCAAGGGCAACGGCAAGTACATTGAAACCCCCGAAAAGATGTGGGAGTACTTTGAGGCATACCGCTCGCAGGTCAAGGCAAACCCTCGGACCAAGACGGTATTCCCCGGCAAGGATGCTATCCCCCAGCATGAGCCTTTGGAGCGACCCTTGACCTTGGAAGGCTTTGAGAACTGGTGTGCGGATGCAGGTATCATTGATGGCCTTGAACACTACTTTGCCAACACGAAGGGCAACTACTCCGACTATTTAAGTATCTGTTCACGCATAAAGCGAGTCATCCGCCAAGACCAAATCGAAGGGGGCATGGTCGGTCAGTACAACGCAAGCATCACCCAACGGCTGAACTCTTTGGTGGATAAGCAGGAGAATCAGGTCTTTATTGAACAATGGACCGAGGATGAATGAAGGTCATAAACACCACCGCCAAGCGGAAGATTGAATCGCTGACCCATCGTAAACGGGTCATCCAAGGAGGGACCTCGGCCTCCAAGACCTTCAGCATTCTTTGCGTCCTCATCAAGCAAGCCTGCACGAAGAAGACCGAAATCAGCATCGTGGGGGAAACCGTGCCTCACCTTCGGAGGGGTGCGATTCGGGACTTCATCAAGATAATGATTGCCAAGGGCATCTTCGTTCCGGCAAGGTGGAACAAGACCCTGCTGACCTACCAGTTCGCTAACCGTAGCACCATCGAGTTTTTCTCGGCTGACCAAGAGGCAAGGCTTCGGGGTGCAAGGAGGCAGGTGCTATTCATCAACGAGGCGAACAACATCGACTTCGAGTCCTACTACCAACTCGCCATCCGTACCAGCGAGGCCATCTACATCGACTTCAACCCGACACACGAGTTTTGGGCGCATACCGAGGTCCTGCGAGAGGACGATTCCGAACTGCTGATCCTGACCTATCAGGATAACGAGGCCCTGCCTGATACCATCAAGAGGGACATCGAACTGAACCGCACCAAAGCCGAAACCTCTGCGTACTGGGCGAACTGGTGGAAGGTGTACGGCCTCGGTCAGGTCGGGACGCTTCAGGGTGCGATATACGAGGACTTCGAGGTGGTGGAGGGTATAGATGTCAGCCGTGCGAAATTCGTCGCCCTTGGGCTTGACTGGGGCTTTAGCAACGACCCTACGGCCTTGGTCGCTATCTACCGCCAAGGGGACTGCCTGCTCATCCAAGAACTACTCTACTCCACGGGTCTAACCAACCAAGACATCGCAGATAAGTTGCGGACCTTGGGTATTACCCGGGCTTGGGAGATCGTGGCGGATTCAGCCGAACCGAAGTCCATCGAGGAAATCTATCGGTTAGGTTTCAACATCAAGCCAGCGGAGAAAGGCCCCGATTCGGTCAGGAACGGCATAGACATCCTGAAACGCTACAAGTTGCAGGTAACCAAGGACTCGACCAACCTGATCAAGGAACTGCGGTCCTACACTTGGGCCACGGATAAGGAAGGCAAGAACACGGGGGTTCCGATAGACTCGTTCAACCACGCCTGCGACGCTATGCGGTATGTGGCCCTTAACAAGTTACGGGTCAGTAACTCAGGGAAGTATGTTGTGGTTTAACTTTGAGGCATGAACCCCGAACGCATCCTTGACCTGCTCATCGAAATCGGGAAGACGCTTGCAGCCGTTTTCTTCATCCTCACTTTACTGACCCTCCTTTGGACCTTATGAAAGTCGTTCACTATTACCACATCTACTGCGGGGGCAACTGGCAGTTAATCCTCAATCAACACATGATGGCCGTCTGCAATTACGGGCTTATCAACGTCTTGGATGAGATTCGTGTCGGCATCGTCGGTCCACCCGAACAACGCAAAGCGGTCAAGGAGGTGCTGGAGAACTCGATGGTTGCCCCGAAGATTAAAATAGTGGTTACCCGGACCAACGCTTGGGAGCAGGCGACGCTTACCGAGATGTACCGGGCCTCGCAGGAAGAGGAAGCCGTGTACCTGTACGCTCATACGAAGGGGGCTGCGAATCCATCCTTGACCACCCAACTATGGGGCAGGTCCATGCTGTTCTTCAACGTGGTGGCTTGGGAGCGGTCCATGCAACTGCTCGAAGGCGTGGATGCCGTCGGATGTCATTGGATAACCAAAGAGCAGTTCCCACACATGGCTGACCACAACAACCCCGAAGGCTACCCATACTTTGGGGGCAACTTTTGGTGGGCGAAGTCGAGCCACATCAAGGAACTCGGTGAGCCGAAACGGGAGCAACGCTATCAAGCCGAGCATTGGATTGGCAAGAAACCCGACACCAAGGTCTTTGATTCCAACCCCGGCTGGCCTTCACCCGAACGCTTTGTCATAACTTTTTAGCATGAAAAAACACATTGACCAACTCAAAGCCTTAGACTACTCGCACATCTACACGACTGCGGTGGACCACATCATTGAAATCTACGAAGAAGCCAAGAAGCACAAGGGAGGCCACGCTTTAGAACTCGGTTCCTACCTCGGACACTCAACGCTCGCCATCGCCTTGGCCGGGCTTGACGTGGTGGTTTACGATACCGACACAACCGTAGAAGATAAACGCAAAGCACTCCTATCGCAGTTCAAGGTCGAATGGAACAACCAACGGAGCCACATGGCCCTGCAAGAGGTTAGGACTTTTGACTTCATCTTTCACGATTCCGACCACGGGGACGGTATGATTCCCGAAATGGTGGAGTTGTTCAACAAAGCCCTGAACCCCGGTGGGACGATGGTCATCCACGATGCCGAACTGCTGACGATGGTCAACCTTACGAGCCAACTGCAGCCACACGAAGCCAAGGGGTCAACGGACCAACGAGGCAGGATGCTTTTAACCCTCTACAAGAAATGAAGGCAAAAACTTACATCTTCTGCCACGATACGGACATCGTTAAGCAATGCGAAGCCGAGGGAAGGTTCAAGGACTTAGCCCCCTACACTTGGGTCATGCTTGGGTTCAAGGACTTCGACGGCATGGCTGGCCTTGACCATATCGTTGCAAGGGACGAAACAGACAACATCGAGAGCCATCGCAACCTCGTCGCTTGGACTGGATGGTATGCTTTAGCCAAGAACGGCTACATCAAGAACGGAGATGTCGTGAACCTCTTCGAGTACGACCTCACCAAGACAGGCGACTTTGACCAACGGGCTTACTGCGCCTATTTCCGAGTCCCTGTGGACGTTGTGCCTTACTGGTCGTGCGGCGATAATTACGAGCCACACATCAAGCAACTGACTGGAAGGGGTGCAAAGGAGTTCTATCAACCCGTCGTGCCTGTAACTTCCAATTACACGCTTACTTGGGACGATTCCTACCTTGACCTAACCATCGCTTGCATTGAGCAGAAGTTGGTCGCTATTCCCCACGTCGGCCACATTTTAGAACGAGCATACTCGCAGCGATTCGCTGACATCCCTTACAACGTGGGAGCGTTCAAACACGCATTTGCTAACTCTCACGGGTTCTAAGATGTATTTGGTCGGGGTAAATTACGCAACGAGTGAGTACCTTCCAGCAGCGAGGGCGCAGGCTAATCAGTACCCTTTCCCGATTACAACGACCGAGGACGAGAAACGGGAAGGCAGGGGCAACAACTGGTGGAGGTGGAAACCGCAAATCATCCTTGACGCTCTCTTTGACTTGCAGGAGGACGAAGCCCTGCTTTACCTCGATGCCCAAGACCTACACGGGGATGGCTGCTTTGAGTTTGCCAAGCAATACTTGCAAGACAACCCCATCCTGCTACATCAAAACTTTCACAACCATATCTCATACACGAAGGGCGACTGCTACGCCTTGATGGACTGCCTTCAATTCTTTAACGAGAAACCGATGCAGATAGAGGCGGGGTTCCTTGGCTTACGCAAGACCGACTTCACGATTGACCTCATGTACGAGTGGTCCAAGTGGCTCCACGTTGACAAGGCCGTGAATGACGAACCAAGCGAGTATCCGAACCATCCATCGTTTATTGACCACAGGCACGACCAAAGCATCCTGACCAACCTCGCCCTGCTTAACGACCTGCCTATGGTTGTCGTTCCCGAAATTCGTTGCAACTCAAGACCCAAACTATGAAACTCCAAGACCTCACCATCGACCAGTTCCAACGCATCGGAGCCATTGAGTTCTCAAGCGTGCTGGGCGACTACGACAAGCGTGCAGGAGTCGTCGCAATCGTTGAGGGGGTCGATATATCACTCGTGAGAGAAATGTCCGCCAAGGCCGTCCTAAAGCGCTACAAGGACATCATAAGCGAGTGGAACGCATTGCCTGCGTTGGGATACAAGCGAAAGTTCAAAGCCGGCGGCAAGTGGTGGATTCCAACAGTGTTCACGGATGAACTCACCGCTGGGCAGTTGATAGAGTTAATGGACGCAAACACGACCGACGAAAAACAACTGCTCCAAAACCTCCACCGCATCATGGCGACCTTGTGCAGGGAAGGCGGTCTATTCGGATTATTCCCGAAAAAGTACGACGGTGCTGCCCATGCCGAGCGAGCCGAACTCATGAAGAAGCACGCCAAGGTCGGGGACGTTTGGGGGGTTGTCAGTTTTTTTTTGCTAAGTTCCGAATCCTACTTGAAAGTTTTGAGCGACTATTCCAAGCACCTGATGACGAAGGCAGGGGAGTTGACGTAAGCCCGCTTGCAGGGTACGGTTGGCTGATGGTCGTGTGGAGGATGGCAAACAAGGACGTGCTGAAGTTCGATGCCATCTTCGCAATGAAAGCGGTGGAGTTCCTAAACTATGCCCTCCTGATTCACGATATTTTGGAGGCGGAGAGGATGGAGGCGGAAAGAGCAAGACGCAGATAGACACATTCCAGCACGGGGGACATTTACCCACATGGAAACAACCATCCTCGCCAATGGCAAGCCCGTAGGCAAGTTCGGTAGCGGTTCGATGAAAGGCATCGACCAAACCGCTTTGGAGGGGATTGGTTCAGTCGTCGGACCCAAGGGTGGAGGCAAGTCGCCAACCCACGACGTGCTGGTCAAATGGATTGAACGGGTCATCGAACTTGCGAAGAAAAACCTCGAAGCAGCCAACGCAAATGCAGGGGGAACGCTCTCGGCATCCATCGCCCCCGAAGACATTGAACTATCCGCAAAGCAAATCGTCGTGGCTATCATGGCCAACCCCTATTGGAAGTACGTTGACCAAGGGGTTCACGGAAGGTCATCGAGTTACATATCCGCAAGGGACTCAAAGTTCAGGTACGACAAGAAGATTCCACCACCCCAAGCCATAGCGGACTGGATTGCAAATAAGGGCATCCCGGTCGTTCCAACCTACTCACGCAAACTCAAGCGAATGCGGACCAAGCAGGAGCAGGGTTTAGTCCTTGGAAGGACAATGGCCTTTGCTATCCGTGAGCGAGGTGTCGAGGGAACCAAGTTTATGAGCAACGCCCTATCCCCCGAAATGATAGACGTTTTGGTGAACACCATCGCTGAAACCCTTGGCAAATCCATAAGCGTAGCAACCAAACTATAAAATGGCAGTAACCGTCCTTTCCGGGTCGCCCCAAGTGGCAACACCCGTTTACAACAAGATGCTTTTCAAGGTCAGCAGCGACCAAATAGTCCAGCCTAATTACCGATTCGTTTGCGATGTCAAAGACAGTGCAGGGAGTACATACGCCCGGTTAAAGTGCGATAAATTACCGATTACCAACCAAGGGTTCTTCGATGTCGCCAAGGTCGTTGAAACCCTTATTGCACCGACCAAGCCAACCTTGACGCAGACCGCATTCAGCAATCATTCGGGGTACTATTCGGGGTACCGCTTAGACTTCTTTGACGAATACGGGAACACGCCTGTCGTGCAGACGGGGACCGTTACCACCGTCAGCGGGGCCATAGCCTTTGCGGGCAACTTGGAGCAGTTAGAGTTCCAGTCCTACAATTCTGCAACCCGATTCCCTTCGGGTACGCTTTTGGGTAGTTTGGCTTTGACCACCCCGACCCGATTCGTATGGCACTCCAACACCGAGGCGAGGTGGCTCGCTCAAGGGAAGGGAACAACGACGGCCAACTTTGACAAAGCCCTCATTCGCTACTACACGGCAGGGGGTACGCTTACACGGGTTTACACGGTCAACAACGGCCAACCAGCGGTGCAGCAAGTCGTCCGCTTTGGTGCAGGGCCGTCCAATATCCGGGCATTGACTTCGGGTCAAGCCAGCGACGGGTTCAGCGGTGAGTACCTATTCCCGTCCAATGAAGGCGAATACTACACCATTGCCTTCGGGGACTCCGCTTGGAACGACTTTAACCAACGCTGCGATGCGGATGGAGCCGACCCAGCCGAAAGTTCATTCTGCTTGGAGGAACGATTCAACGAACTATACGAGGACAACTACGACAACTTCGGGCAAGAGTACACCTATACGAAGGGGCTATGCGAGCGATTCAACTCCATCCCGGTTCACTTCCAAAACAAGTGGGGCGGGCTTGATGCGTATGTCTTCACGCTAAAGAACCGCAAGCGGGCCAACATTACCCGGCAGACGTTCGGCTATAACTCGGACGTTTATGCGACCACGACCTACGACAAAGTCTGGGCTGGGGAGTTCGACTACGTTTACGCTCTCAACTCGGACTGGCTCACGGATGCAGAATCCGAGTGGCTGATTGAGATGGTTCGCTCCGGGCAGGTATGGCTTGAACTGGATGGGCAACTCGTTGAAGCCATTGTCAACGCCAATACTTACCAATTCACGACTCGCAGGAACGACCGCCTGACTCAGTTGCAGGTCGAGGTTGCAGTCGCTTACAAGAACAACATTTTATGAGCGTAACCCTCATCGCCTACCCTCTCAACGAATCAAACGCAGAGGTTCCCTACATCCTCGATACTATGGGCGAAATCGACATCGCCCTGACCTTTTCGGTGGAGGACATTGCCGACATAACCAAGCGGAGAGGGTCTTTCTCCAAGACAATCACGTTGCCTAATACGACAACAAATCGGGACTGCTTTGGTCATGCCTACAACATCCAGTCTTTTGTGGGCGGATTCCAACCGAACAAGAAGATTCGTGCAGCGATGTGGGAGGATGGGGTCCAAGTGTTCAGCGGGGTGCTGCAACTGATTTCCATGTCCAAGATTCGGGGCGAGGTAACCT